TATAAGTGCGACTTCGCCAGCTACGACCCCGATTTGTCAATCAAATGGGGATATCATCCAGGCATTAGCCTCGGATCTTCGCCGCTGGCAACTTACCAGTGGTTTTCGTCCTGTCTAATTTGACAGGATCTCCTAGGCCCCTATAAGGAGCTCTAGGTCCCTCCCGGATACCGACTCGTTCCAGGATACCTCGTGTCACAGCGCGCTCTGACACGTGAATAAGATGAAGTATCGTCTTAGTCATGGGGTTTCCCATCATGAAACCCTCATTGATAAAGCCCTCCCATTTGACGGGCTCGTACTCAAGATCTTCTTCGAGATTCTTGAGTGATACCACTTCCTTAACAGGTTGTGGTTCCAAGATCGCATGTGCGATCAAGCGACCGTACCCCTCCGGAAAGGAGATGTACTTGAATAGGCTGGAGAGATGTGCCCAGCCTACAAGCTTACCGATAAAATCGGTAGACTCAGTCCAATCCTTGAAAGATTGGATTACACGGGGATTTAGGCGTCCCGTGCGAATGTCGTACATGAAGTGAGCTTCATCCGACAAGCTGGAGATCCGTTTTTGGTGTCTCCATTCATGCCCCGACGCTGTTAGGCCGGCGGCGTGCTCAGGTAGCCCAGCTAGGGTATCCTGAGTAATCTTTGACGCTGGTGTTAGAAACCACGCCAAGAAACCGGTGGACTTGGTTAAATTCCTTTCCTTACCGGGCTCGCTAATATGAACTATACTAGCGCGCATTGGGTCGGGCTTATATGCCCGTTTCCCATCAGTCAAGGGGTAATATTCAACCCCTTTGACAAAGCCTTTCTCAATGAACCAATTGAGAATGACAGTATATGAGATCCAAAATAGTGGTCTCACATAATCCGATGCCGTTGTTCCGTCACCGGGTTGAACCATGAAAGTGTCAATGACTTCATGGTCATGGAGGTCCCGTATAGGGATCTTCCATTGGTTATCAATAGCTAGATTGATAACCTGGCGGGCGTCTTCTATCTTCCCGCCTTCTCGGACGAAGTTATCGACCGAGGCGGCCCCCTTCAGTGGGAGCTCGATCGCAGACATGGCTTCATTGAACCTGTCGCGTGCTGGACCATCGGTGTGTACCGATTGTTCCATAAAATTGCGGGGCACCTTTGCCCTCGCAAGTTCATCCTTGACTGCCGCTTCGATCAGTCTAAGGTTCTCCACGGGAGGCATTTCCCGTGGCCGGGAGACATTCTTTCTGAATTGTCTCCTTTTCACCTCCGCGATACAATCGGGAAGGTAACCCAACACTCGTGTTTGACAGAGTGTCGTACAACGGAATATCCATGCTGGACTCTCCGTATAATCCTCTCCACTTTGGAGTTTGGATTCAGCAACGGCTTTTACCCTGCTGATTTCACTGAACATTCTTCTCAGTGACTTTGACTTGAATTCAAAACCAAGCCATCGCGTCCTACGTTCGTAGGAAGCTCCGTGAAAGCTTTCTTTCACGGTGTTCAGAAAAAGTTTCAATTCTGAATAAGTCAAGCCTTCTGGCTCGACTAGCTCACCCTTGTCAAAAACCAATGGGTGGGTATAGTCCGAGAACAAATCTCGGAACAAGTACGCGGTTTGTTTCGCGTAATCCTGGTACCTTATGGACTCAGGGCAAAAAGCCATGAACTTTTTGATAATCACACCATTGATGGTGTGAATTGCCTGCGTTATCGCATGGCGAACTCGACGTAAGCCGAGTTTATCCAGTGCCGATCGCACTAGATTATCCAGACGAAGTGTCTTGGAGTACGTCCTGAACCAGTACAGGGCGTTAAGGCTCGCAATTAAGTAGCCTTCAGTCACGTGTTGCCAACCCGTGACGTTAAGTTCATCCCGAAACCACCCGGGATACTTATTATCAAACAGCGATGTGTGTGTTTGACAGAACATGATCTTTGCAGGATCCATGTATTCGATTTCCTCGTGCTCTGTCACGAGGAGTCTTCCGAGCGATCTTACATACGCAAGGAAACAACGGGGCTTTAGAGGGCCTCCGTCAGGTCCCTGTAAATCTTTACAAGGACAATTTCTCGGAACGTTTTCGTGCGTCCGGGAACCGCGCTTGGTGACATACATACAAGCGCGTTTAGGGCATTCGTCGCCCTTATTACCTGCTTCATAACCATGAAACAGGCTACGTACTCCCTCAACCTTGAGGAAGTGCATGTCCACCGCCGACGCAAGTGGAACAGAGTGAGTGTGTATTACGAACTCACTGAAGCCGGGTTTAAAGGCAAACCCGCCATGGGAGGTTAACGTTGTTAACACTTCCGATTCCGACTGGGATAACCCTGTCGATTGACCAAGCATATTCATGTCTTGGGAGATC